CGTCGCTTGGCGTACCGATACCAAGGGCAGAGCCTACGCGTACTTCAACGCCAGCAGTGCCAAGTGGAATTGCCTCATTAAATGTTAATGTCACATCAGACAGCGTGAACTGGTTATGATGCTGTGTAACACCATCAAACGTGACCAATATATTGTCTGCTGAACCAGCCGCCGCAGACAGCGTTAAGGCCGTAGTCGTTCCAGACGTGTAATCTGTTACGTCTACAAATGTATCTACCACAACATTAATAGCTACTGCGCCAAATGCTGACCAGACAATGTCTGTAGTGCCTAGTGTTCCACCTGCGTTAGCTACACACTGGTATGCCTTATTCTCGCCTAAACTACCTTCTGTAACTAGGACAACTGCGCCAACGTGTTCATCCCAAGTATCCAGCGGTGTAGCGCGGGACCATGCACCAGCGGCAACGATATATACACCGTTTTCAGCCGGGGCTGTCTGATCTTTAACTAAAACACGGTCACCAGTGACAGCGGCTAGACCGTCAATAGTTTGCTCACCAGATAAGGTGAGATTAGCCGAAGATGATACGCGAGCTGGCTCTTTCCAGAATACCCCTGCTGAGGCAGCTTCTGCAGCCGCCCGAGCTAGTTCAGCAGCAGTCTTCGCAGTCTCGGCTAACACTCGGTCAGCTGACGTTGCAGAAGCATCCGCAGCTGTGGCAATGGCATCAGCAGCAGTAGCAATAGCGTCTGCTGCAGTCGAGATTGCATCTGCAGCGGTAGAGGCAGCATCTGCGTTGGTCAATACCAGGTCGGCCGCAGTGGCTGTTAATACTTCAGCCAGGGCGTCAACTAATAGAGCAGCTGTAATACGAAGTTCAATACGGGCGCCATCAGCGTATGATCTAGCAGTAGTGCCTTCCTGGGCTCGTACCATGGTTAAGGTATTACCAGCGATCGCAGTTACTTTAACAATCTCATCCCCAGCCACACTAAGGAGAGTCAAGTAACAGTAATCACTACCGCCTAGCGCAGGAAACAACGAAGCGTCAACAACATCCATTGAAGTTACGGAATCGTTAATCGCACCATCTAATACCGCTACTGCATTGTTGCTAAACTTAATACCCATATTACTTTCCTACCCTACCGTAATAGACCAACTAATGGTCATCGAATCTGTTTCGCCCTTGTTGACAGCAGTAAATACTACGTGAGCTAATAGTGTGCCGCCAGAAGCTGCGTTTAGTATGCCAGCTTCTGTAATTGTTGTAGTAGCAGGAGCTGTAACATTAGGGTCATCAGCAGCCCAGGTGCATTCAAAAGTAATCACATTACTGGCTACTGTGCCGCCTGCTACATTTAATGCGTTCCGGGAGATCTCGTTACCTAAAGCAGTATCACCAATAACAGCTGCCGTGGCGCTATCACCGATTGCCATGTGGCTCATCACTGCGTCTGTATTAGCATTAGCTCTGCTAACTAACCAATCTAGACCAGCAGTAACTACTAAGTTCGGAATCACCTGACGTACTATACCATTAATGTATATGGTTACTTCACCAGTGCATAATACTTTGTCGTCCATCACTTATCTCTTTCTTATTAGTTAAACGGCAAGGAGCCCATAACGGCGCCATTAAACACTTGGCTACTCTGTAGTACATTACTAAACAATTCAGTGACGGGTACTACTTCAGTAAATTTCTTATTCTTACTTTGGTAGTCTGGCAAAGGCTCTGCCTCTGCATGTACGTACGTTACTTCCGCAGCTACAGTTCCCATTAGAACCCGCTCCGGACTTTAAATTTTAGTTTGTCGAATATTGTAAGTACAGCGCCAGAACCATATGTTAGCTCTATCTCGCCTTCATAAGTTCCTGCAGCTACGTCCAGTGTAGTAGGATTCCACACTGCATAGCAAATACCGTCAGTGTACGGAGCTACCCTAACGCAAGTTAATGTATCAAGAATCGTATCGCTACCTAGTAGCTTAAACTTAACTACTACGGTAGCGTCTGAAAGATCTAAGGGAGCCCATGTGCTAGAATCTGATGGATCTAATACTAACGCACCAGCTGCGACATTAGAGTCACGTAGCGTTAGATTAATGTCCGGCTTGTCATCACCCGCAACTAAGTTGATTGTTTCGTAATAAGCCATTCATTACCACCAGGTTTAACCGCTACGCGGGTTGTTCTCAGCATCGGTATGCAAGGAAGACTTTACGCTAGATTCTTAAAAAGTCAACGGCTTATACGAAGCCGTTATCTTCAAGCTTAGAATTATACTCAATTTCGTTGTTATTCCACATACCTGAAGTCACTATCTGCTTACAGCTAGCTTCATAACGAAGATAATAAGTATTGTTTTCGTCTTTCATATCTCCACTAATTGCGCCATGCGCTTTGTACGCTGCGTAATTAAGCATAGCTTCGGTGTACACTTCACTGACCTTCAAATCTACAGAAGCAGTAGCAGCTTTCACAGGAGCTGCAGCGTACTTCATAATAATTTGGGCCCGGGCTTCGACATCAGTTCCCTTAATAACTGCCATAAATGGCTCAGGGATGAGGATAGACACCGCTGTGTCTACAGCCGATACGATCTTAACTGATTTATCTTTAATAGATACCGGATCAAAGTCTACGCTATAGTAAGCTTCTAAAGGAGCTAGCCAATCAGTAGGTAACCGGTACTCTTCTCCGTTAATAGGATTATCTAACTCTAATTCTTTTTGCAGTAAGTTAAATCGTTTATGTAACGCTAAATTAGCTAGGTTAACATAATTAACAAACTTTGCTTGGTTAGCCAGCTGCACTGTATTAGGTGCTGCAGCTGGGTTTAGACTCATATCCCCAACATCACTTATTGCGAGCTTACTGCATTCACCTGTGGCCAAATAATCAATATATTCAGAAACTCTCATGTCACTACCTTACCTATACAAAATATGAGCTGTCGCCTGCCCCAGGTTTATCATCATCAGCCCACATGCGCGAATCACGGCCGGTAGACTCTTCTTCTTCCTCGTAGTAGACCTCACTAGGTTTCCATGCATTAAGCTCAGCTAACATCGAAATAGTATCTAGCTGATCATCGTGCTTACTCTTGAACCCCTTTATCGTAGCTAAAGATAGCTCCGAAATCAACTCTTGAAGTTCCGGGCTCTCTCTAAGCTCCTCCGGGAACCATATCTTCTTAGCTTTAAATAACGGTACAGCGTTCTGTTGGAACCGGCTCATCTTATCCTTAGTTGGCCTAATACCTAACGATTTACTATTCTTACCAGTCGATAATGTGAAGTAAATATTCTTATGCATCATCTCGTTCTGGATCCAGCTGATGAAACCACCCTGCTGTCCTGTCGTCTCAATACCCACTTCCTGCGGACTATACTCCTGAACAAGATTGAACAGCGCTTCAATCGATTCTGACATCAATGCTCGCTTACAAAAGCCGTCTACCCATAACCAATCTGCATTGTTATTGAGGGCCCATACATTGATTACACTGAAGTCAGCATGCTCTTTCTCGCTGGTCGCTAAGTCCGTAGTGATATAAAAGTTAAACGCACCCTTCTTCATAAGCACGTTACGCCTTTTATACCAAATTATATCGCTGTCGTTAATTAGTCGCTCTTCTTCTGACATAATACGAAGCATTAATTCCTGGTTAAATGAATCTAATTTACCAGCGCCCTTAGACTTAGTGTATTGATTATACACGTAGTCGTAATCAAATCGATCCGTCCATGCACCCTTAAAGTCTTCGCGGCTGCAAGGAAAAGTTTCACATACTGGGTATACATTGACATGCCACACTCCTGATTCGATCGCCTTATATAAGGGATCTTTCGCGTTAAATGGTGTACCTGACCATATAACCTTACGCTTATTGGGATGCAATGCATAGTCAATAGCGGAATATACGGTATTTTCCACATTTTCAATAATAGTTGGCGATCGAGCATCTTCATCACTGATAAGGTCATCCAATATGGCCAGCTGAGGCCGTGTGTTGAGCTCCACAGTACCACGTACGCCTGTCTTGGCTCCGTGACCCGTCACAACGAACTCCTTACCTTGGGCGTTCTTAAAGTACCACCGGATGTCAGTAAACTTCGCCACTTCTAGATATTTAACTAAGAATTCACTTTGTTGGCATCTACGCTCTAATCGTAAGCGCATCTTTTTAACACCGTTCTCAATGCTATCCGATACATATAGCGCATAGTCTACTTCCCCGAATCCGGGAATAGATCCATACACAGCGATGTATAGAAATAAGTATTCACCGAAAATAGTAGTCTTAGCTAGACCTCGAGAACACATATTAGCGATGTTCTCTTTTTTGCCCCAGATATTATCTAGCATCTGGTAGTGAATCACTGGTGTCTTGTTTTCTTCGCCCCGCTCACCGTTAACTAACTTGATAAACGATACGAACTCTAGTGCAAACTCACTAGGTACATAGTTAGGATCTGGCGCATAACTTATATCATTGAGCCATTCATCTACGAGCTTCTTAATCAAAGCCATCAATTAATCCTTTGTCGTCATCATCTAGGCTATCAAACCCAATATCGCGATCTAAGAAGCTAACACAGCTCTCATACCGGCCAGTGATTGTAGTCTTGCCGTCTTCAGCGTTAGTACACTCACCACGCATGCCGGCACTATCACCAAGCCACCAGATACAGTTTTGGCACATTTCTTCATTTGGGTTAGCCATGAGAGCTCGCTTTCATAATTGATAATACTGCTTCAGTTACTACAACACCATCAACTATAGCCTGTCCAATAAATTTAATCATCCGACTATTTTTAAAAAGCACATTTACTTCTAGAATTAGCTGATCCCCGGGGACTACAGGTTTTCTTAACTTAGCGTTATCGATAGCCATTAGATACATATCCTCACCAGGATCCGTGTCAGGCATATCTAAGAAGGCACTAGCCTGAGCTAAAGCATCTAGTACCAATACTCCTGGCATAACTGGGTTACCTGGGAAGTGACCTTGAAAGAATGGCTCATTAATCGTTACATTCTTAAGTGCTCGTACCGACATATCACTCGACTCTAATACGCGATCTACCAGTAAACAAGGATACCTATGCGCCAGTCTAGCCATAATAAGCGAAATATTATTCATCTTCTATCACCGAATACTCAGTCTCCACTATATCAACCTTCTTTGCTACGATGTCACTATGGGCGGCCTCTTGAGCACTCATCTGCCCGTTCATAATCATCTTCATTTGCTGTTGAGCTAGTGCCCTAGTAGTAGCTCGCAGGTCTTCCACTACATCATTACTATAAGC